CAGCGTCAATCATTGACTGAAGTTCTTCGCCGGTTGTGCGTGAAGTGTACATGATTCCCAGCGCGTCTGCCTGTGCCTGTAATTCTTTTTTAGTTGCCATAGCGTTGTTGTTTATTGGTTAGGATTATTGAACCACACGGCTTTCTTCAACCCATTTAGCACCGTCGAACCGAAAGCGAATAATAGCCTTCAGCCCGCTAGAAAGGGTTGCTGTACCCTGGCTGATCCAGTTTGCACCAGTGAACTTTACCAGGTCGCCGGAAGTACCGGTAACGATCAGGGTAACGATGTCACCATAGTAGCAATTCGTTACAGTAGGGCTTTTGAAGGTGATGCTGTCAAGGGCAGCCACTTTGTAAATGGTTTCCCAGGCGTTTGGTGCAATAGTAACGCTGTCAGCACCTGCTGCATCGGTAACGGAAACCAGCTTATAGTTCAGTACACGACCGGTATTATCCTGGTTCTTCAGTGTTCCGAAACGCGGGCTGGTGCTTTGTGCATTAACAGCAGAAAAAGCGAAAAGTGCAATTAAGATTCCAAAAAGGTTTTTCATTGTGGTATTATTTGAAGAAAGCCCCACGGTTTGCAGGGCTTTCCGGTTTATAAATTAGGAATTGAAGTAGTCTGCGGTGTAGGTGGTGTACAAGAACACCTGGTCGCTGAAGCCGTACTGTACATCGTACTTCATAAGGCCCTTCAGGAAGAACAATTCGGAGTTGTTCTGCAAACGCATTAACTGCAAATTGTTGTCTTCGGTACTGTTCATACCCAGGTACAGGTTGGAAGTAGTGTCAGGTAGACCTTCGCAGAACAGAATGGTATTGTCAGGGAAACCCGCTAAAGGCACTACATCGTAACCTTTCCACGGTTTAATTCCACGATCCATAGTGTTCAAACCTTTGAAGGTTACACCGGTAGTTAATGCAGTTTGGTACAGCTGCTCGGTATTGATGCTCACGAAGAACTTCATGCGCTCATAACGGCGCGCACCCAGCAATGCCTTTTTGTTGGAAGCAACCAATGTGATCAGTGCGTCCATCTTGTCAAGGATATTGCTTGCGCTAAGGCTTACCGGATTGTCAACCAGCTTCACGGCGCTGTCATTCACAAACTTCTTCATGAAGCCGTCCATAAACATAAGCTGTCCGTTGCCTGGATCGCCAGGGGTAGCGTTGTAGGTGGTTGAACCCATCCAAATTTCAGTTTCGATCTGCTCGAATGTCCTGTTCAGGGCAATCTGCATCATGTAGTTTTCAGCAGTAACGGGCAGTTCGCGCGCCAACAGGGTTGGGCTTAACTGTTCGGCTAACCAATGCGCTTCAAAATCGCGCGGGTTAAATTCTGTGTAGAACATGTGATCCAGTGGCTCCAATGAACGAGCATCTACGGTAAACTTACCGTTTACACCGTTATTGGTTGGCGTTGCAGCACGTGGCTGAAGCGGGTTGGAAAGGTCGATACGACCAATAGTGTGTTTCTTTTTGATGCCGTCCTGTACATACAGCGCACCTTTTTGGATGGTGTCCATACCAAAGGTTGCGGGCAGCCAAAAGTAACTGGCGAAAGTACCGGCATACGTGGTATCATTAATTACGAGTGACATGATATTGCGGTTTTACTGTTTACGAATTGGATTAATTACTTTTTTTCAGGTTGTTCATAACCTTTGCCATCAGACCAACTGCGCTGGTTCCGATTTCGCCAGGTTTACTTTCAACTTGAACGGTTACTGCGGCCCTGTTCAATGGCAGGCTTTCCAGCATTGACTGCGTTCCGGCCATGTCTTTAATGGCAGAATTTACCCATGATTTCAGGGTGGTTTCGTCGTTCTTAATACGGCCCTGTGCAGCGAACTTGTTTACCATAGTGGTAGCTTCGGCTTCCAGTCTTGCAGCTTCAGCAGCCTGCTTTTCCTGCTTTAAGATTGCCAGTTCGTCCTTTGCTGCTTTCAGTTCGTCCTGAACTTCAGTCACGGCGGTTTCTTTTTGGGTGATCTGCGCTTCCAGTTCGGAAATGCGCGCATCTTTTTCACCCAGTTGGTTTTTGATGGCTACAATCGCCTGAACCGCGCTGTTTTCGGCGGCGTCATCGTTTAAGCCCAGGGTATTCATTACCAGTTTCATGGTACGTGGTTTTTTGTTATCGAAATATTGGTTTAAAACTTTTGATGCAGCCTTCCAGCTGTTTGCAACGCTGTCGGCTTTCATTCGTGGTGCATTCAGTCCGGCTGTCTGTTCCACTTCGTCGCACAGCTTCAGTTCCTGGGCTTCAATGGCGTTAATGAACGTTGTTCTGTCCATCATAAGGCTCATTTGGTTTTGATCCATGCCGGAACGCTCGCAGATCAGCTTATTAAGGCTGTCTTTCATGGCATCGGTCACCTTTTTGTCGTTCCCGTCTACGCTGTACGGGTTGTGATACATTAAAATGCCATAATCGGCCATGATTCGCTTGCGTCCGCACTGGAAGATCACCCCGGCCATACTTGCCGCAATGCCCATGCAGTAGGTATCTACTTTGGTCTTTGTCTTCAGGATGGCATTGCAGATATTGTAGCCGTCAATTACGGAGCCTCCAATGCTATTAACCCACACCTGTATGCGCTTTTTGCCCATTTCGTCCAGCTGCATAAGTTCAGCGGCCCACTGGGCGCCGTCTATGCCGAAACCGTCATCCTCCTGCCATTCACCACCTATCCGGCGGTCAAGCATCATGATGGGTTCGTCACTTTCGATATTACGGGCGTATTGCATGGGATAAAATTATATTTAGGTATTTGTGTTCACGCGGTTGTAACTCACATTTATTTAAGCTGATTTTAATTGCGGGGATGCTTTGGCGTTAGTATGTTTGTAAAACAGTCAGGTGGCGAAATTGGTAGACGAATGGAAAGGGAACTGTTAGTGTAAGACTTAGAAACTACTACGATAAACAGACCCGTACAGGTTCGATCCCTGTCCTGACTACGAAAACCCAACACTGACTATTAAAAGCGTTAGTGCGCTGGTAACACGGTTCTGATATGTGGTGTGGCGGAATAAAACGCACATTGAGAGGTTTTGGTTGGTTGTTTTAGATGATAAAAAATTGTAAAATGTAAAAACCGAATTTAAACCCAACATTGCAGGTAATCAATCCTGCCACCACATTCAGATACCGTATCAATATGAATGCTTGCTAACTGATAAAAAACGTTCTCGCTCCCTTTGCGGCATACCGTCGAAAAACTGCTTCAGCGCTTCAGAAACCACCTTACTTTCCGTGATTCCATTGGCCGCTGCATAACCTTGCGTTAACTTGCAGTAAATTGGCGGCGGATAACCTTGCACCCGCCTTTCTTTGAAACGATTGTTTTTTTCAGTCATGGGTATAGATGTTTTATGAGCATTGTTGAAGCTGCACGGTAACGATTTCGCCGCCAATATCAATGGTGAACCCGTTTGAAAGAAACACGCCGTTAATCCTGATCACATCAACTTCCCACTTATTCGTGTTTACAGTTCCGTCCAACGTATCAGGGGTAACCAGCAGGCTGGTATTCCCAGCGGCAAACGTGTCTACGGAAAGGGCGTTTATTGTTCCTTGCTGCCTGTCGCCGCAATTAAAAAAGTTGTATGCCCTTATTCGGTCAAAGACAAAGAATGTCGCCAATGGTCTTGACAAAGACAAGAAAAATTTATATGTTTCAAACCCCGTATTGACAACAGAAACGGTCAGCACTGCGCCTGTTGGCGGTTCTGAACTTGCGTCAAGGGCCGGATAATATCTTTTGAGCATTATACCTGTTTTATTGTGTAGCTGATTTCGTCATCCCCGGTACTGTTCTTCCCTACATAGGTGGCATACAGTATGTTTGTATTGCTGGCCACACTGGAAATACTACCGCTGTCTTTTACAACGTTCACGCCTATACCTGGCGAAATTGACAGTGTTCTGCCTGCGCCGTATGTCCATTTAATGCGTACAACAGTTCCCGGAACGGCGTTGGTCATGTCAAAAGAAAGAACGCAGTCACCGGTTGCGGCGGCAAAGAATACGCTCCTGTCCTGATCAAACTTCATTACGTAACTGGTGCCAAAGTCGGCCACCTGGTCAACGCGAAGGCCGATCATAGTATTAACCATGTCCTTAAAATTGAACAGGCCGGAACCGCTTACCCCGTCGGTGAATACAATTTTTCTGATTTGATGCACGTTTCGGGTAACACCGTCCGTAAAGTTTACCGGGTCTGCATCAACGCTGTAAAACGTGGTCTGAATGCTTGCCACTGCGGTATTAGCTACGGTAAGGGTGAAAGGATCGACCAGGTAAACTTCGCCGCTGTACAAAATAGCGCCAGCGCTTACGTTCATGCTGCCTTCCGATCCGCTGTTAATGCAACCGTACAGTATGTAGGCGTTTACAAAGTCGTCTGCACGGCCAATGATGTTTTTACCAATGGCTGCAATCGCTTCCTGGTATGCCAGCTGAAGGTGCTGAAGGGTACCGCCTTTTACCGGCATCCCTACCGTATTGGTGATGTTTGATGTGCTAAGTTTTCTCATGGATTAATAGATTGTAATTGAATAGGTGATGCCTGCGGGCAGGTACAGGTCTACAAAGGCCCGGAATATCTTATCACGCTGCGCATCGGTTGCGGCCAGTGCGTTATAGGTTGCGGCAGGGCAGTGAATCGTGAAGTTTGCGTCAGGAACCAGCGTGTACTGGTTAATAACAAAGTCGCTGCTGGTTTCAGTGTACACTACACTTGAAATGTCTTCAATGCCACCAACCCGGAAAACCGATACCGGTATGCTGTTTCGGGTTATGTAAATGTCCGGCGTATTTGGTGGCTGCCTGAAGGTGGTACCAAACCATTTGTTCATGGCGTATTCCAGCACCAGCTTTTGACCGTTGTACTGTATGCGTTCGGAAAGGCCGATAAAGTTCTGCTGTGCCACGCGCCAGTATGCGGTATCGGTAGGAACGGCGGTGTTATTGTCCACCATGCTTTCATAAACGACCTTATTGCTGTACTTAACCAGCGCGTATTTCGGGTAGGGGTCAGTGTTAACCCATGTCGGCGCGCTCGATCCGGTTCTGTATGATCCAAGCCAAAGGTCGCGCAGGTATTGTATCGGTGAAAGCAGAATATTGAGCCACGCAACGGTTCGCGTGAACCGCTTATCCGGCGGAAGCAACCGCGGCACCTGCTTTGAATAATCAATGTCGTAAATGGTTGGCATCTTATTCGGCAATGAAGATTAATGAATCCGCCAGCGTATTGCCGGTGGTTGTTTCGGGTACGATATATCCGGCAACGGTGTTCCACAGTCTGCCAATAACCTGCTGATTCTGCACCAGGTAGCTTCCCGATGCGAACGGCGTTGAATTGGCCCTGGCCCTGGTGTCAATCAGTACGACATCGTTCACGCCTTCAACGTTGCGGATAGAACTTTCCAGGTCAGTAACCTTCATTTGCCCATTGAACGGGATGGAAGAAAGGAACGATCCGACGGCTGCAATAACGTTCGCCTGAATTACCGCACTATACTGCCCTTTGTAGTACACGTTTGCACTTACATACAGTTTATCGCTGTCGTCGCTGGTTGCAGAATACACAACGCCTGCAATACCGATCGTGTTAACATAGTCCTGCAATGCGGCCAGTTCGTCAACGGTAAGCGGTTCGGGTGTTGTTCCCTTTGCAACCTTTATGATCACGCTATTTGAAAGGTTTGTGGTCACGCTGCAACGGGTTACAATGCGCAGCGTTTCGTCCACTACCGGATAGGCAGGGGCGAAGTTGATCAGCTGCACTACCTGCGGCGTGGTTGCGCTGTACTGAAATTTGAATATTTTATCCTGAATCCAGGCCGGTGTTGCCGGTGCTGCTGTTGCTGCAATCTGTTCTACATTGGCTGTAAAAATGTCGATCAGCTGTTCCAGTGTATTGATGGCAACGGCAATGATGTAAGCAAAGTTGCGGTATAACGCCCGTTTGCTGGTGCTGGTAAGCAACGGCCCCAGCACGCTGTTTGCCGCCAGGTTATCCAGTATCTGCGTTTGAATTTCATTAATTTGTCGTGCCATTATTTCGGTATCTTATAAGGTTGCGGAATGTTATTAAAAACCGGCGTATCGTCAACGCTCATGCGCAGATCGAGGTCGGTCGGTGGTTCTTTCTCAATGTAAACGGAACGGCCCGCATCATACTGGCTGCCTTTGCTGTCTACAAAGTGGCAGGTGAACGACAAAATGAAGTGGTACACGTTATCGTGATCATAGTCCTGCACTTCGCCGTTGCTCACCATTGGGCCGCACGCTGTGGGCTGAAAACCGGTAAGGGCTGCCAACACTTTGTCGCGCATGTCGAATATGGTTAAATCCTGCTCCATTGTTCCGTCCTGGTTGTAATACTCATGCACCAGGTGCAGGTTCACAGTAATGTCGGAAGACCGGAAATTCAGCCCGATATTATCGTAAGAAGTTGGCGCCTGTATTTCAACAAATGCAGCAGGTTTAGGGTACGCTTCAATCGCGCCGACTTTTTCCATTTCGACATGGTTGTTCCACACGTGCGCGTACAGGGCAACAGTATTGCCGTCCTGGTTGGTCACGTTAACAGTTCCCAGTTCTGCAATGAGTGATTGTATTACCTGTTTTATTCCTGCCATATTTTATCAATTTGCTTTTCTATAAGCGAAACCTGCATTTTGCGCAGCGTCTTACTATCCCCCATGAACCGGCGCTGCGGCATACGCATGTTATGCGCCCTTACCTGAATATCACCGGTGCGGGTGAATACCGTTGTGCGCCTGTGGCTTTCCTTCAGTTGCCCGCTTTTGGTTCTACGAAGGCCGATATACTGGCTGGTTGTAGACTTCGTAAACCTAGCACGTGTATGGGCCTTTACCACTCCGTTGTAGCCGTCATTATGCACGGCAGCGTATGGCAGTGCCACGGTTAACTTAATCAGGTTGAAGGTCTGTGACCGGATCGACTGGCCAGCAGCCCTGCGAAGCGCGCCCGACTTAACCAGCAGCGCCCTGCCTTTGTTCTTTTTGTTGGTAACGGATCGCGCGGGCCATTTTTTCAATGTGCCGTCATCCCATCCCTCTTTCTTCCAGCTGTCAACAAAAAAGTTCTTTGCCTGGTTTGCAAGCTGCACCGGCAGGTTCTTTTTGAGCCTGTCCATGTTATTCAACACCTTGTCAAAACCAAACTTATTTGCCATTATTCGACCTTTTTCAGTTTTAATAGGAATACAGTTTGCTTTGCCAGGCTTACCATTTCGTCCAGTATGTTCTGCATGTCGCTGTCGGTAGACAGTGTTCTGATCTCACCAGTAAGCAGGTACTGGGCCACACCTGTGATGTATATTTTAGACGCGCCCACTTCATAACCCATCGCAGTGGAACCAGCCAGCGGGCCTTTGGGCCTTTCGTTGGTTGCTATGTAGCATTCAATGTACTTGTCCACCAGTGGCAGCCAGGCGTTGTAAAATTCACCCAGCGCCTCGTGTTCGGATTCGATTTCAGTCTGCCAGTGCCACAAATGCACCTGATTGCGAACGGAAAGGAAATATCTTATTGCGTCGTTTATTGTCATCTTTAATCGGTTTTAGGTAATGGCATATCAAAATTTCGCTTCGCATACTCACGGTCATTTTTCGGAACTTGAAAGTATGGGTGCTTTTTGCTGAAGACGTACCCGGTCTGCCCTGGGTTCATTTTGAACAGATCGTCCATCATCCCCAGTGTTTCTTCCACCTTTTCGTCTTTCACCTTTTGGCTGGTCACCTTCCCGTCAGCCACCTGTTTCAGCATGCAGCGGCAGTTAAAGTGATTCAGCGGCGCAACCTTTTTCCATATTGGGTCGTTCACCGGTGCAATGATGCCGTCAAGTGGGCGGCAAATTTCACTGGTGCGGCTATCCAGCACGGCGCTGTATTCAAGCAGGGGTAATACATCGGCCTGGCGTTCAATTTCCTTCCATTTACGCCCGTTCTGCGCCTGTCCTATTGCCGTGTCGTATTCGGTCTGCAACCAGGTTTTGTTGTACAGTTTGTATGTTTCGTCTGCCTTTTCCCGGAACTGCTTAAACGGCAATATTGCGCCGTTGTCGCCAATAAGCTGGTCTGTCATCGTCCGCACCTGCTGGTAGGTCTTTGCAGCGCTGAACAGGTACACGTTGGTGCGCATTTCGGTAAGCAGTTCAAAGTCTGCCAGGTTGTACCCGACCGGCTTATATGCTTTGCTCAAAGAACTGAAGGTCGTTCCGTACCCTTCATACAACCCTTTTTTCAGGTAGTCAGCTATTGCGTAATACAATGACGTTGGCAGAAACCGCGGCCTGATCTTTCCGCTGTATATGCCCATAAAAAGGGATTCCACCAAGTCGTCACTGTATTTGAACATAGTTTACGCCGTTGCTGCTTTTACTGCCCACATTGCGGCTTCCTCATACGCGGTTTGCGCTAATGAAGCCAGCCTGCCATCTTTTGCTTTAAGTTCTTCGCATAGGTTAATCAGTTCGGCAGATTTCTGCTTAATTTGATCCACCACGCCGGAATTTGCCGGGTTGAACTCCGTACGAACGCGCTGTTCGCCAATTGTCTTTTCCATTTTGCTATGTTGTTTTCATTTTAAAATCATGCTTCAGCCGGTCGCTGAACTTCATTGCCCTGCGCTTCACTTCCGCCTCACTCATATTCTCAATGCGCGCAACCCGATCCAAACCGTAGTCAGAAACAAGGTTTTGCCACTGGGCCTGCGTGCGCCGTACCTGGTCTATCCCGTAACGCTGTTCAAACATGGCTTTCACTTCGGGGTGGTCGCCGTGTTCAACCATAACTTTCCGGGCTATGACTACTTTTTCAAATGGCTTCAGAAAGCGGTTAAACGCCCATTCTGCAAACCGGATTCGTAAAGGCTTTTTCATATTATTCAGTTGTTGTTTGCTCGTACAGGTTGTGCAGCATGTTGTTTACTTTCTTCAGCTGCTCCTTGTCTTCAGGTGCTTCAGGCTTCGGTTCTTCAATCTCGGTTACCGGTATGCCGGTGCGCTCGGTGAAATAGGCCGCATCCATCTTCAGGCCCGCGTTCTTCATTACCTGGGCTATTTCAGCGGTGATTTTATTGCTCTTGTCTTCGCGCTCGCGGAACTCTTCTTTTTCGTCATCGTTCTTAAATGCAAACCGGTAGCCTTCGGGGATATTAAACCCTAATGCACGCATTTTAGGGATCAGCTGGCCGTTTACGATACGTTCAATGAACTTGCCGTCCTTCACCTGCTTATCACGCAGCGCTTTTGCCACAGGGCTTTCTTGCCCGTCCTGTCCGCCGCCCAGTTTTCCGGGTGTGCTGTCGATGGCATCTGAATGGCCCAATATGATTTTTGAAACAACCTTTTGGCAGCGGTCTTCCAGGCTTTCGTATGCCGTGTAGCCAGTGCCTGCCATGTTGTTTTCCAAAAACTCGATTTCGTCCATAGGGTCTACAATGGCCCAGCCCGCAGAACCCATGTTTTGAATTGCGTTTTCCAGTTCGGCCCGCTCGTCTTCATTCGTCTTAGTGGTTTTACCGATACGATAAGGCATTGCGAAAAGTTCCACAAAGTCGCCATTATAGCCCAGGGTATTGCGCAGAAAGATTTCGTAAAGGGCAATCTTATAAAACAGGCCGTACCCGCACGCGCTGGTGCCGTTTTCGTTTACGGTAGGTACCCAAACATGCCATTTCCGGTACGGGTCTTCGTTGAAGTTTGCGCCGCCGATTGAATACACCAGCTGCGTAACGTTCATTCTTTCGGGGCTGATGTTCCAGCGCCGTATAAGGGAAAGGTTCGGGAATGATTCGTCTTCGATGTCGCCCAGGCTGATAAGGCTATACCCGAAAAACATGGCATCGAGCGAAAAAGACATGAAATTGTCGAACCATTCTTTTTTAAATAATTCGGTCAGGTCTTCGCTTTCCTTTCCTTTGGCGTCAACCATAGCCCATTCACGAAGCAATGTCAGATCTTTGCGGCGCTCCATAAGGCTGTACACATGACCGTTCAAAATGGTATCAATGTACATGCGCTGCATCCGAACGCGGTGCGGGTACCAGGCGTTTTCGGCTTCGCTTACGGCCTGGCGCCACATACTAACGTCGGTGCGCAGACGCTGAAGCTGCACCGGGGCAATATAGTTGGAAAGGTTCTGCTTAACATCGGTTGCGCCGCCGCCCTGCCGTACCTGCACACTTCCGGGAGCGCCGTAAATCGTGGGGTAACTGCTGGCGCTGAATGCGGGAGCCTGGTTCTTAACCTTTCTTATTCGGTTACGTTTGCTCATTAGTAGGAATTAACGTTTTTTATTTGCCCGCCATACCTGATTCTCGCCCCTTGCCTGGGCTGCTTTACAGGCAGTTTGGCCGTCATTTCGCCGCGTGCAAATGCCTGAAGCATCTGTATTGCGTTCGTGTATCTGTCTTTTCGCAGGTCGGGTATGTTGCGGGGTGAAATACGGCTGTGCAGGTGAAACAGGGTAATGTCAATAACGATCATTAGCACGGACTGGGTTCGGTTATCGCCAAACGTCCAGTATGCGCTGTCGGTAGGTAGCGTATTGGCAGGAACAATGTAAGGCGTGCCGGTACCCCAATAGATAACCCCGTTCAATGGGTCGTCCGGAAATACGTTTGACGGCGGTATATTCTGAATTTTGCTGTACTGAATGTCCTGTCCGATGCGCATACTGCTTTGCCGTGCTATGTAGGCCTTATCCTTCCAAAAGCACTGATCCCCGATTGAATACATTGCGTAATAGTCGAAAAGGGGCTTTGGGTATTTGGCGTAAAAAATATCGTACTGTGCGCCAATTTTTTGCCATTTGGCGGCGTTAAACGGTTCGCCCACACTGATGGCTGTTGTGCAGATGTAAACGTCACCACCCTGCAAAACAAGGCTGTTCAGTGCGTATGTGCCAGTATTGGAATAAGGTGTGGCGTCTAAATAAACGCGGTCAGTTGCCTTGTAGGTCGTACCGTAGGCCCATTTTACGGTATCGGTGAACTCCTGCCCGGTTTCATATTTTTGAACTAAATAACCGTATGCTTCTTCAATGGCCTGTAATTCCGCGGTGTTCAATACGGCAAGATCGTTGCCAATTATTTGAAGCAGGTTATCCTGTTGGATTTGCTTTTTAAAGTCCGAAAAGATAAGGTACGACATGGGCAGGGATATTGCCAGATAAAAATATGAGAAAAGTTTTAAAACTTTGTTTAATGACCCACATTTTTCTTTTTAACTGTGAAACGTGGAACTGTTCCCCTGGGAAACTTTGCTCACCTGATTTATTAGGCGAGCAAAAAAGGGCAGCCCATTACAGGCCGCCCGTGGTACAACAAACGAAAATCGGTCAAATGTCATCTTCGCCCAGCCATTCGGCGGTTCGGTAGGCCCAAACCAGGCAGACGATGTAAACGGCAAGCAATATGTAGGCTAACATTTGTTAAGGTTTAGGTGGTTGGGGTAATGAATTATTTGGAAGCCACCACGGAACAAAATTGTTGCATGATAAACTTTTTACTGTAATGAACCTATTGTGTAAAGAGCAAAACGATTGTTTCTTTTTTAAACTGTTTTTCTTACTAGTGAAATGTCTACACTCCTTACATTTTGCTCTATATATAATTTCAACTGTAATCATTTATTACTGTTTAGATGGTTGGGCTCTGTATGATTTTTATACTCAGCCAAAAGTTATTTTAAGTTGAAAATGAAATGTGGGACCCAAACTCTATTTATGCCAAACCCTTCTGTTAAAAAAGTTTCTTTATCCCATTCTGAAACGATTGAAGATTTAGCAGTTAAATTAACGGTTTTTATTTTATCTTCTGTAACGTCTAATATTTCGTAAATTTCCAAATCAGCCCTTGTGCTTGTGTAAAAATCCCCTTTTTTAGGTATCCATTGTACGCCTCCTTGGTAAAATCTATTTGCTAAAGCATGAAGTTTTTGCATAGGCGTAAGCTGCGTTATTGTAGGTTGCATAATTTTTTATTTTATGGTTGTTGAGGTAAAAACATCCAATGCGATGGTTTGCTAAATGCTTTGGGTACAAATCTTAAACTATCTATTTCATCGTGAAAGCAAACACCTGTATGATAAGTATTATGACATGGGAAATAAAATAAAACTAATCTACCATGAGGGGGTAAATTGCCATCCTCAAATTTATACCAATTGGTTAAATAATTGTCAATAATGTAATTAGAAACAGCTTTGCAAATATCTTGTAATTGCCATTGCTCCAAACTATCCGACAATAAGCCAAACTTTTTAATTTCTTGTAATAATTTTTCGTGCATAATATTTATTTTTTAGTTGTAAACAATCCGTTCGTCAGATAATTGAGGAATTTGCATAGCTGCATCAATAGCTATTTTAAAAGCAGTACTTTCTGGGTCGCCAAACTTTGATAATATACCGCTTTCAATTATTGCATCAATCCTTAAAGACGCTTGACGTTCTGTTATGCCAAGCGTTTTGATAGCAGTTTTAACTAAGTAACTTTTTATTTTTAATGCTTCTTGTTTTGTCATTGTATTTCGTATTTTAAAATGAACAATCCCCAATATATTTATCCGTAATAGCGTTTACTTTTATAGCTATTAATTCACTTTGCAGCTCTGCTTTCAATGCTTCCAGTTCTTCGGTGGTGAGGCAATATCTTTTATCATAGTACTCACTTAAACTATCTGGATAAAACGGACAGTCTTTATGGTGCTTTTTTTTCACCACCATAAAATGTCTTACAGCCTGCAATACACTTTTCCTCCGTCTGCGGTTGTTTGTCTGTGTTCATTGGTTAAGGTTTAAAGCTGGCCAGTTGGTATGCTACATAGAAGTAGATCGTAAGGCCATAAATGAATAAAATCAGGTTTTCTTTGGTTTCAAAAGGATATTGTTTCATTGTCTTAGTGTTTAGGGGCGAATAAAGTGTATATCAGGAACAGGGCCAGTATTACGAATATGGCGCGCTGTAATTTGTCAAACGGTTTGGCGTCCATCGGTTTCGGTTTTAAATTGTTCAGAAAGTGCTTTGATTTTTTCGCGGTGGCGGCCTATTTGTCGGTGGTGTACGTCAATCCGGGCATCCTTCAATCGGCGGCTAAGTCCGACCGTTCTTTCGATTTCGACGCAATTTGCCTGCCTTTCTTTGATTATAACATGGTGAATCACAATACTTTTCAGCGCCGATATTCTTTCCTTGTATTGCTGGATCAGGGTTTCTGCTGCTGCCTGGGTCATGGGTTCGCTTTTTTATGTGTTAGGAATTGATGGGGTTTACGATAAATAATTAATCAATATTTGTTTTTGCTTTTCTTGTTCAGCATCCCTCGCAGCAGCCTCCGCAGCATCCATCGCAGCAGCCTCCGCAGCAGCCCACGCAGCAGCCTCCGCAGCAGCCCTCGCAGCAGCCCTCGCAGCAGCCCCCGCAGCAGCCCACGCAGCATCTAACGCAGCAGCCCCCGCAGCATCTAACGCAGCAGCCTCCGCAGCAGCCCACGCAGCATCTAACGCAGCAGCCCTCGCAGCATCTAACGCAGCAGCCCTCGCAGCAGCCAACGCAGCATCTAACGCAGCATCCAACGCAGCAGCCTCCGCAGCAGCCTCCGCAGCAGCCCACGCAGAAGTCAATTCTTCTTTATCTATTACATTATTTGCATAATCACGTGCAGCCTGTATTGCTTTACGTGGTCGGTCGTCATTTTGGTATTCTTCTTCATAAATATGTAATACAGATTCGGCAAAATCAGCGGCAATAAGACGGTAAACCGGTTTATTATTTTCTGCGCACCTGAAAGCCCATACGCAATCTGACACGCCGTTGCTTTCAAGAATGGTTAGCAAATCCAAAGGTTCATCGTCAGCGGATGTTTTATTTAGAAATCGAAGCAGTTTTTCCCATCCGGGTTCGCATGGAGTACATTCTCTAATCTTTCTAAGTGTTGTGTATATTTTCATTTTGGTGTTTTTTATTGGTTATGAATTGATTGCTTTGGGCTGCCACTCTTTCGGCAGGTAGTTCTTTTTTGCCGCTGCCATGTAATACATTTGGCCGTACTGGTCTTTTTCAATTTCGGCCTGCTGAACCTTCCCGTTCAGGGTGAATGTGGCTACATTGGTGTAACTGCTGATAAAGTGCAAAAGGGGAACGTTTCTCTTTGGCGCTGGGGTCTTGGTTTGCGTTTTCATTTGTTTTCGTTTTGTTGACAGAACAAAGATGTGAATATTTTTTTATTCACAAGCCACTCAAACAAAGTTTTAAGCTAATTTTAAGGTCAGTACGTCCGGTTGTGCGAAATGGGGTTTTTTCCGGTGCTGATGTTTATAGACTTTCCGCCGCGCTGGTATTGCGCAAATTCGGCGGCAAATGCGTAACATAGCAGGTAATCTGCGGAATCGCTGGTGTGACCGTACTTTTCAAAGCTGATGCCCGTTTCGGGGTGCTTTTCCTTCACTTTGGCCTTTGTTCCGTCTGCCGCTTCTTTCAAGTACATGTAATCAGAAATACTTTTATTGCAGTTGTCGCCAATAATAAACGTTAGGCCGCCCTCATTGTGGGCAAATACGGCGTTTATCCAGTTGCCACGCATAACGACAGACGGGTGAGATTTGGCGACGCGCAAAGTGGGCCTGTATTTGTCCAGTGCGCGCTGTATAATTACAAAGTCGTTATACCCCTTTTCCGTCCTAGTGTCTTCCTGCATCCCGGAAGGGTCGCCGTATATGAACAAACCAGCATTATGACCGGGGAAAAGGCGTATAAACTCGCGGCACACATTTTCCGTCCGGTTATTAGGGCTTTCCAGCGTTATTTCGCCTATCTGACGGGCTGTTTTGCCTTCCAGCTGCCAAATGGTGCAGGTCATGTACGGGTTTACGTTAAAGTCAAAGGAAATGTGCAGCGGCATAGATGGGTTGTACTTGACCGGCCCGGTATTCTTTGACCGCTGGAATAGTTTGTAAAAGTTCCCGCCGGTCTGCTTCCGTGTCCATAACCCTTTTGCATATACGCTGTACAGGTAGGTGTTGGTGTCTTTATACCCTTCAATTTGGGCTTTTACGGCGTCAGGCAGCCACCGGTTATCCTGGTAAACGCTATGATGCACCGTAACGCTGTATTCCACCTTCCGGCCTTCAACCTCGATGGCTGTTGTTGTGCGGTACGAAAGTTCGTCTTTCCCTTCAAAGAAACGCTTCCAAAACCAGTTTTCGGTGTAATCGCCTTCGATTTCAGGGTTTATGGTAAAGTATTCCTGCAAAACATCTGCCTTGCCGGAACGGATTGTCAGGGTAATGGTGGCAAAATCTTCCTCGTCCGGCACGTCTTCTTCGTACCATACGCAAGTCGGGTCTTTGATTGATTTTAGACTTCCAGGGTCATCACCGCCGCGGGCAATAAACCGGTTACCATTGACGCAGGTAATAGAAAGGGGGGAAGTTCGGAACTGAAACAAATCTTGCAAGCCCAGGGTGATAATGGTTTGCTTTAGGTTCTCAAAACTAGATTCCTGAATAGTATTGTATTTTTTCCGATACAGAATACACTTGAAATATTTGTGCGTAAGGCAATTGTAAATCAGCTTTTTGGCGACATAATCAGACTTTGAGGAACCGCGGGAACCATACAAAATTACGTACCTATCCGTGCATTTGGTTAGCGGTACAAACTTCTCGTTTATGATTTTTGACCATTTGGGCCACACAACGCGGGTTATCATTCTTCATTTTCAGCTGATTCAACAATGATGGTTCGGGTTGTATTTGTCACATCTAGCTTATCGCCGTACTTTTTAGGCTTTAGCTTGCTGGCAATCCATTTCCGGGTTTCAACACGAAGTTTTGATCGGTTGGTGACCTCTTTGTCTTCCACATTGTATTTAATATCACCCTTGACAATGGTCATATAATCGTTAGTTCCGTCATCTGCAATGTCCAGCATATCTTCCACTAGCAAATCTGCCTGCTCCTCCTTCGCGCGCGCGTATTGTGCCAAGAACCCGTTTGTGTCTTCTCGTAACCATTTCAAAATTGTTCCAACTGAAGGCATGTCTTCACTCTCACAAATAGTGCGAAGGCTTTTTTGACTTGTTGCAATAGCTTCGCAAACCTTATTTGCAAGTTCGGCACTATATAACTTGGGGCGACCACTCTTTTTTGGAAACTTTACCTTTGGCGTTTCTACCTTTTCGGCCTTTTTTTTAGAGGCTGAACTAGCTGTTTTTTTGGGTGGTGTTTTTTTTGCGGTTGCCATATCAAAACTGGTTTGCCGATAACATTAAATATCTTTTCAGTGTATTTTCGTGAGTTTGGCGCAGAAAATCCATGTGCTGCTTTTTATCGCCGTACTTCAGGTGATCTTCCCGGCACAGCCCCATCAGGTTTTCGATTCCGTCCTTTTTTGACGTTCCGCCCATCCCACGGCAATCAATGTGGTGTACATCAACTGCGCGTTTGCCGCATATTTCGCACGGTATGAAACTGTCGATTCCATACCCGAAATGATCCATGTATATTTTTACGTGCGCTTTCAATGGGTCAAGGTTTGGAATATAAAATTATGGTAAATTGTTGAGTTTTAAAACATTGTTTGAAAAAGTAAGGGGTGACCGATGCCACCCCTTAAACCCTTTATTCGTAAATGATTACAAAGTCCTTGCAGCATACCAGCTGATCTTCCAAAATTTGCTTCTTTCCGGTTTCAACGATGTCGTGAAGTTCCACCGATTCAAACCAAAAACGCACACTTGCGTCTGTTGCGTCAAGGCAAATTTCAACCCTGAACTTTACGTCTGGAAACCCTTTGAAAACCGGAATTTGCAAAATAAATTCCGTTGGTATATGTTCGATGTTTACGGTCTTTTGAAAGTTCACGCCTTTGTTGCCGCGGGTGTCGCTTTCTTGGCTTAATTCGCTGGCGGTTTTGATTTGCAGCTTTTGGTATGCCAATAGAATAGCTTCATGGTCGCTGGCAAAGAACCGCTTGTTGAAGCGGATCAGCCTCACCAGTTCTTCGCGGGAAAACTGTTTGGTAGTGTTAATACCAAACTGAAGCAGTTCAGGGGTAAATTCCAGTCGGCCTTTAATAACTGCCCCAAAAATGTTTTGCGGGTCAAGTTCCAGCTGAATGGTCATTTTTTCTTCATTGACAAACACAATTGCCCTGTCCTTGTCAATTTTTTGAAGTTCTGCGCCTTCGCGGGTACCGTACCGCTTTTCAATGAAGTTTTTTACTGAATGGATATTCCCAGCAATACTGATCTTTTCAGGATATTTTTGTTCAAGGGCCTTGCCTTCCAAAATGGTTACGGTGTTGTCGGTAAGGGTCAGATTGATTTCAGGTTTCATTTTTGAATTGTTTATGGTTAAAATTTATTTCGCTTGCAGTAAAGGGATTCGTGCATGTCTTTCGTCAGGGCGTAAGCGGCGGGAAGCCACCAGTTCGCCCTGCTCGTCGTATGTTTCCATCATGCCTTCCTCGTGGTTGGCCATGTGGTACAGGGTACCGTCAACTTTAGCCTGCTTCATTCGCAGTTCAAATAGCAGTACTTTGTTAACAGCCTTTAATGGTTCAATTTTTTCTTTGAACCTAGCCACGGCTTCAGATTTTTCTTCTCCCAGGTCGCCCAGCTTAATGCTGTTTTCAGTCAACTGGTCTTTCCTGGCGTTCAGTTCTTCTTCAGACAGTGGTTTTTGATAGGTTGTTTGCTCGATCTTATCAGCGTTTTGCTGCAAAATCATTATCCGTTCTTTGTCGGATAGTCCGGGCATGAATTGTCTTGACATTTTTTTTTGTTTTTGGTTAAAAATTTATAATCCAAACACCAGCATGGCACTATCCCTGCTGTGTTCATTTGTCCTTTTATCCCACCCCGTCAGCTTTTCAAATAGCGAAGCGGTAAGTTTTGTTTTATTGTTTTTTGGGGCCACCATTTCAAAGTTTGCCCCTATGCTGGTCAGAAAGTCTTCCCATATCACGGCATCGCGCTTAATTGATCCGGCGCCCTGTAACTGTTCGCGGCCCGAATTACCAAACCAGCGCCTTTTCCTTGCATCTTCCACCCGGATAAATGTTTGGGCCAGGTATTCGCGTTCCATGTGGTAAATGTTCAACATGGCAGTATGTATAGGCAGCGCTTCAATAACCAAAAACCGACGTTCCTTTGCATCCCATAAGGAATACCCGGTGTTTGTGCCGGTGTCGATGCCGATATAATACCTATACCAATTCATTAATTATTTTATTTGATTCAAATACTGCCTTTGCAAACCCCATAGGTGTTTCGCTTCGTATATTCTGCCTTTCTTGACCTGGAGAGCAAAGCCAAATTTTTTGTGTAACCCCTTCAGGCTCTGTTAAGTAAATTGGCGAAGGCATTACAAAGCCGTTACCTGTCCACAAACATGTCTTTTTAGTGTATAAGTCGCCGTAATGCCACGGGTGAAAATAATGATCGGGCTTTCTATGATGTGACGGTATCGTTCCAACCGGGTTCTCGACCACAAAAGGAGCGCCTGACCATGCAGCAACCTGTTCGCATGAATTGAAAAGCATTAAGCCGTCAGTAAGCATCGCTAGCCCTTTTAGTGTCCAATCCTGCGCACCGGAACCGGCAAGGTTGGTACATACTGGGAAACAAGCCACAAAGCATATTTTGTAATTTTTAAAAAAAAGCCGGTCAAAATCAGTTGGCTTCCGTGAACGCGCATCCCCATAAATAAAATGAATTTCGCCGCCACCATCAAACCTTTCAATTTTGTGCTTTTTTGCCCTCGTTGATCTTGGGCTGTGTTGTAAGTCTACGCAAATACAGGTATACCCGGATTCGGCCCAAGGGCGAACCATGTTGCCTGTTTTGTCACATAGAGAAATAACAGCTTTTTTCATGCGTGCAAACTACTGTACAAAGTTTTAAAACTCAATTAAATTAGGCTTAAAAAGAGGGGTTTAGCTCTTTGCCAGTTAAAGCGAAGTACAGGTTTTGAAGTTGGTGCAGGTAGTCAATTGGCCCCCAAACAAAGTTGTTTCTTTTAGTTGCAAAAATTGAATCAAACCCAAAAACCCATTCACCCTTGTTCACACTTTTTGAAATACAGAACGTGCCATTTATTGCGTCCATGTTAGGGTTGTTGTCTTGCGGTTCACCAAAGTGGCAAATAATTTCAAACCCGCACTTACCTAATATTTCAAGGTTAATGGGTACTGGCTTAAAATAGTCAGGTCTTACTTTGCAAGCCAAAATATCATTTGCGTCAACAATTATTTGTTTGTATTCCCAAGTTTCAGGTTTCTTACAATACCTTTGAAGCCATTTCGTCCTTAAGACAATATTCCCAATTCTTAATTCATTTGCTTGTATCATATGTTTTCTTTTATGGTTAATTTTTCAGTTGGAACCGGGTACTTATTCCCTGCGGCGTTCTCCACAATCAGCACGTTTTGAAACTCCGCAGTGACGGTGACGGTTTCGCCCTTTTTGCCGTACACGATTTTTTTGGTGTGGCTGATAATATCTTCAGTTAGGGTAGCTTTCATTTTCTTAAATCTTGCCCGGTTACAACAATTACGTTCATCATTTCACGAATGCGTGATCTTACCCGTGTTCCGTACTGGGTTGTAATGTCATCGCCATTCAGGTTGGTAGTTATGATCAGCCCAGTGAATACGCTGTGGTGGTGGTAATACGATTCGATAAAGTCTTCAAACCAGTTTATTTCGGTTCCGTAGTGCTTAATTGCACGCTGTTCGGTGCCAACGTCATCCAGCATCACCATGCGGTCAGTGCGCAGCATACATTCGCCGTGCTTCTTTACTGCCTCCTGAATATCAATCATGCTGTGTATTGCAATTGGAAAGACCGGATTTTTAGCAACGGCCCGCAGCGTTTCTGTTTTACCCAGGCCGGTGCCGCCGCAGATAAAAAGCCCTTTATTGAACGAAAACCCCAGTTCGGTTTCAAAGCGCGGGTCTGAAGAAAGAAAGAAACAAACCGCTTTTACCAGTAGGTCGTTGTCCGCGGTGAAGTAAAAAGCGCCGTTTTTCTGAATGAAGTGGTTTTTGATGCAGTTGTAAAACCGGTTGGCATCCCATTTAGCCAGTAGTTCTTTTCGCTGTTGCGCTTCAATTTTGCGCTGTTCTTCACGGCGCGCTTCTTCTTCAATCCTCCAAACTTTGCGTTGGTTGGCAGTGGTAACGACCTTTTGTTCGTCAATCCGGGCCAGCCAGTTTATTGTTTTCATGGCTGAATCAATTTGATCGTGCCCGGCGTATGCTTGCATTCTACGGGCAACGGCTGCCTTTTCCATTGAAATAGCCCAGTCAATAGCCTGCTGCCTTTCGTGATCGGTTAAAATGTACTCACAGGGTGCTGCTGTATTCTTTTCCTGGTGCTGCGGTGTCGGCAGTAGTTCGTTTAGGGGTTTTGCCATTTTCGTTGTTTTTCCAGTTCCGTATGTAGCCGGGAACCATCGTTGAAAAATTGGTTATTGGTGATCCGTTCGCAAACCATCCGGTTGCGCTGTGTTTATTAAAAAATGATTCAGCCATTTCCTTTGTGCCGCCATTGTTCAGAAAAACGCGGTGTACATCGTCAAAAAGGGGAATTTTTGGCTGGCGGAAAAGATTACTGCTTTTTAAAATTTCAGGCGCGCGTGTATTACTCTCACTTACATTATCAATAACACTAACAATAACATTATCATTTACGGTTGAATTTGTTGGCGTCTGTTCAACACTTTCAACAGGTGTTGACATCTGTTTACGTGCTTCAGCACTTTTGATACCCGCTTCACGCTTCTTTTCCCTTATGCACTCGTATTTTTGCAGGTCGCGCTTCAATGCCTGTTTGATCGGTTCAAACGCAACCTTTATCAACCTGTCGTCCGTTTCAGGGTTCAGGTCGTTAACATATGCTAACACGTGTTTAAACAGCTTGCCCGCTTCAGCATCCGTTAGGTTGTTGACGGTGTGTATTGTGTCGCAGTACAGTAAAAATGATTTCTTATTTTCAGCCATGACGATGGCCCTTTTGCTCAACGGCCTTTTCTTCCCAATAAGTGCAATTGCAAACTGGGTGAATATGAAAAGATGGTTTGGTGTGGTATTTACATGAAGATAAAAGGGATTCAAACTTATCGTACCCTAAAAGTTTACATGATCGCTCTGCCCATGTTCTATACCCGTCGCCATGTATTTCGTATGATTCATGCTTACACGTTAAACACGACTTTCGTTCCGGGTTTTTCCAACAAACGGATTCGTGAGCCTTTATTTGTTGTAATGTAGATTGCGCCTTTTTGCCGCATCTGAACTCGCATAAATACTTTTTAATTTCTCTTGGCATAGGTAAAAAATAAGGGGCAACAAGTGTGGAAGTACCTGAAGCCCCTTTTAAGGATTTAACCAATAAACCCGGTTGCCACCTTCCACGCTGGTAACCGGATCGCCCCACAAACATAAAACAAAGTTTGAAAAAACAAACAAAGTTTGAATGAATGGGCAAAAAAAAATCAGAACATGACCGGCTGGTAATTGACCGGCTTTTCTTTCCAGTAGCTTACTGTTCGACCGCTTTCCGGGTCAGGCGCTTTGTAGGCAAGAACAACCAGGCCGCGTTCGATCAGTTCACCACGGCGCGGGTTTACCCGGTTAATTGGCCAGTTAAGGTATTCGCCAATTTGCCGGTCATTACAGGGCTGTAATTTGCGGATGGCTATAAACACCTGCTGCCTACAATAATCGCGTGTTTCGGCCTTTGTGCCGCGGTATGCGGCCCCGCTAGTAGTTTGATCGTAAGGCATAGAATTAAATTAAAAATAATGGGTTATATGGGGAGTATATAAAATGATACCATTTAAAAGGTGGCTTACAGGCATAAGTCCAATTTATCCAATGCCGCCCATTCACAACTTTTTTCATTCGCTTAACTGAAGATTTGGCCTTATACTTACCCTGCATTCTTCCAAACCATGTAAATGCTAAATCATCCCTGTGTGATCTGTTCCATACAACGTGCGTCATAAAATTTTGTGGCTGAAGTGTCATATTTCATGGGTTTATGTCGGGTTCAATAGATATGTGAAATACTGCATTGCGGGATAGTTTGCGAATGTCATCGCGCCAGCTTTGAAGTATTTTGTTTCTTGATTCAAGACGGGTGTACCTGGCAATGCGGACTTCTTCTTCGTTCCGGTACATGCGTACAATGCCGGTTCTGTCGTAGCTTCTTTTGTTGTACTTACGCATAGCTTAAAATGGAAGGTCATCAATTGCGTCTTCATTAACAGGGAAACCTTGCTGCGAAGGCGGCGGCGGTGGCGCTTGCTGATCTGATTCTATTTTCCAGCATTTCAGTGTATTCATAACGCCCTCTTTGCCGTTTTTATCCCAGTGGCGGCCACGAACGTCTACCTGGCACTTAACAGTTTGCCCAGGCGCGAAATTGTCAAGGGTGTTGCAGGCGCCCTGCTGAAATTCCAGGTTGTAGGTGTTGGGGTACTGGCCTTCGGTTTCTTCCAGCCACATGACGCGCTTTTCAAAGTTTCCGAATACTTCGGCAGGGAAAATTCGTTTAATCCTGCCCGTTAAGGTGATGTTTGGCATAAGTTACAATTTTGATTTTGCGTAAGTAATGGTTTTGTCGATCAGTTCACCAACCGATGCGTGGATGGTTTTGTGCTTTTTGCTTTTGAATGCAAAGTCGGTTTTAATACTTTGTAGGCGGCTTAAAAGGTCATTAAACTTTTCAGCGTCACCCTTTGCCAGTTCTGCTTCCTGTGCAGCAATTCGATCCGCTTCGGCTTTTTCTTCAGCTTCACGTTTCGCTTTCAATTCCGCTTCCAGTCGTTCGCGTTCGGCGCGTTCTTCGGCTGCTTTTGCTTCGGCCTCTTTGCGGGCCTTAGCAGCTTCAATATTTGCTTTGCGTTGCTCCATTTCCAGCCTGTCACGCTCTTTTTGCAAGCGCTCGTTTTCAATGCGCAGTCGTTCGCGTTCTTCTTCGTCGGCCTTTTCTTTGGCAATGCGTTCTTCGGCAGCCTTTTCTGCTGCAACCCGCGCAGCTTCTTCCGCATCGGCTTTGGCTTGTTCAGCGGCTTTCTGCTGAAGTATTGCGCCGTTGTACATTAAATCAAAGTCTTCGGGCGTCATATACCCCAGGTCAATATTTACCGGGAAATATTCATGCAATCCGGCAATTTTTTGCTGCCGTTCGATGCGCAGTTCGTTGCGGCGCTTTTCTTCCATGCGTTCAACAAACTTTTCCTGATCTTCCAGGTGTTTTTCAATTGGCACAATACCCGATTCGATCACATTGTAAATGCCCTGAACGGCGCGACCATAACGCAGGCTATCGGCTTTCAGTTGTTCACGCAGATTGTCTGCTGTGGTGCGCACCTTGCGCAATGCCAGGCGTCCTTCGCGGGCCAACTGCATTTCGGCGGTCTGCGTTTCGTCGGTGACGACAAGCGCCAGGGCTTTTTCTTTCCATTCGTTAATCTGATCAAGAAACGGCGCAAACTGATCAATAATTGAACGCGATATTTCAGTGTTCAATTTTTCTTTTTCGGTTACGGCCAGCAGTTCCGCTGGTGCAATAATTGTTGTCATAGTGTTGTTTTGTAGGGTGATAGGTTAGTTTTGAAATAACAGTGACTTTGCCATCACCACGCGGGCAGTCAGTGCGTCGATGTCTTCCTTCGGTACTTCAAATTCAAACGTGTAAAGGTTTTTATAGTACCCGCCGTCCGGTATGTATGGCAGATAGCTGGAAGGGCTTTCAGCTATGAACCGGTACTGCCATTGATCTTCGCCATCGTAATTGGCAGCCATTTCCCTGATTTCTTCCAGTTCAGAAAAGTAGGGGCAGTACAGAACGGCTTCAGCTACCGGAACCTGGTTAATAATTGCGTTCGATACCAGCTGCCAGTATTCTTCGCTGTATTCTTCTCGAAACAGCGCCACGTTCTTTTGCATCAGCACGTCAGCAAACAGGCCGAAGTTTTTCGGGTAGTAACATTTGATGTCGCCGATCTTTTTACCGGGAACAATAATGTCTTTTGAACCCGACCAATGGCTAATTGTCGGATGCAGCGTTGTGCTTTGGCTGGTAAGTTCGTACCCAAAGGGCAGCAGATCAAACACACGTTGCTCCATCAGGTGACCCCAGGCCATTTCTTTTGAATACGTTTCAACACTGGCGCTTCGGCCCAGGCGCATTTCAAGGCGCTTTTCTTTTATGTATGTCTGCCCAGCTGCGCCGATACTACCGGCAGCTTTCCCGTTTGACATCAGCTTCCAAATTTGAGAGGAAGTAAAATTTGCAATTCGTTCTTTGTTCTCGATCATGGTTTTTTAGATTGATTCGGTGATTAATTGTTCGCGGTGTTCAGGGGTTAATAAATAGCGGGATTCGATTTGTTCAATAGTGCATTCGCCAGCGCTAAGCGCTTTGACCGCACCGGCCCATTTCGGGCTTTGTGGAGTGAGCGCAGGGAGTTGCGGCGTTGTGTTTCGAATGCGCAGGCATTCCACTTCTTCGCCCTTCAGTTTTGTGCTTGAAACGTACAGCGTGATTTGCTTACCGGCCCAGTCTTCAATGTATGGCGTTTTGTAGATGGACTGGATCGTCTTGCAGTTCGTTCGGTTCAGGATCATTGGCTTTTGTCCTTTCAGGTACGCCACGGTGCATTCTTCGCTGCGACCGCCTTCGCCTTTGACCATTTCGCGCTTTACGTTTAAGATTGTTACGGTAAGGTCTTTGCCTTCGTCAAGCGAATAGGCGCCGATGTAGTCGGGATTGACAAGGCGCTTCCAATGCGTCTTTGTTTTCTCGTTAGTTGCTTTACTCATATAATGGTTGTTTTAAAGTGCGGTGTTCATTGAAAGGGCGTGCATTTCGGCCATCTGCACAACGTTTGCAACCGGAAGGCTGCGCTGCATGACGTCGATGCAAACCGGCATCATTGTGCTGTCGAAATACTGTTGCAGCCTGGCCTTAACTACTTTACTCCAAAGCAGCTTTTCAACCAGCTTTTCCCTGGTGTTAAACAGCTTTACCGGGTGGTAAGGGTTCGGGCTGTTGTCGTAGGTGTATAGCTGGCTTTGCAGTTCGGAAATACGGCAATGCGTTTCGTGAATCATGTTTTGAATTTTGTCTGCCTTTTCAAGTGTGGCAAAAACTTGTCTTGATCGCATATAATGGTGTTTTGGTTTATTCTTCGGTCATGCAATGCGTTTCCCCTTCGTAGGCTGCTTCGGCGGCCAGTTCTTCCATGCGGTCATGCCGGTAGCTGGCAATGAGTGCGCGCAGGTTGTTTTCGTCAAGGGGCGGGCAATCGTCCATTGTGAAAGAATTTAACCCGTCAGTTACGCGGTAAAATCTTCCGATCGGCCAACCGTAGTTTGCGGCGGTTACTTCAATTGGGCCAGCTTTAAAGATTGTTTTCATTGCTTTTGATTATGCAGCTAAGGTAAACAATATTTTATTCACTTCAAACATTGTTTTAGCACTTTTAAGCGAATTTTAATACTGGGCATAAAAAAGGCCAGGGTAGAAACCCCAGCCGACTAACGAGTGCTAGCGATCAAAACACGGTAAAAATCATTATTTCTTTGCGCCCATTGTGCGCATTTCGGCCTTCAGGCGCAAAACACTTTTAGAACGGAAAATCAGCCTTTTGCCGTTTTCGCGCTCATAGTCAACGCCGCGAATCAGAAACCAGTTTGTATTCATTGGCTTTGATGCAGCGCCGTAGTTTTCAATCATTCGGCTTTTAAGAAAGGTTCGGCCACGGTTCAGGATTTTCATTGCGTCTTCCGAGCCGATCCATTCAGGATAGTTTTCAAGGGGTACGGATAGCTGGTGGTTTTTCTTAAGCCATTCGACATTCAGATTGAACGCCTCTATAAGTTTTCGGTCTGTTGCGGTTAGTGCTTGCATTTTAAAACATAGTATGTTAACTTCGTCTAATATGCCGGTAATTACAGTTTAACCTTTTTAACGTCTGCAAACATCTTCTTCAGACCTTCGCGGATCATTTGTTTTTCCTGGGCAGTAAATTCAGCCGGATTGTTCCGGGTATTCACGCCCATTGATTTACGGTAAAAATTCTTCACTTCAGGCGCATAGGCAGGAAAAAATTTGCGCGCCTTTATAATCGTCCACAGTTCTTTTTGGGTCATTGATTCATTCGTTTATCTCACAAAAATAAAAGACAAAGCCCATACAATGAGCGCAACACCTAATATGTTTTGCCACAGTGTAGATTCGTCGGCTTCCAGTATCTTTTCTTCAGTTGTCATGCTGCAAAATTGTAACAAATTAATTATTCACACGATTAAAATTAGCTTAAAAAAGGCCAGTGTAGAAACACCGGCCCCCAAAACAACTGCTATAAGAAAAGCGACTTTATGGGAATAGTTTCACCGCCTGGTTGTACATGCTTTTAAAATTGGCTATTTCGACCTGCGAAGGCTTATGATCTTTCCCGTGTACCCATTCGTCCTGATATGCGTCTGCCAGCTGGTCGGGCGTTCTTACTTGCCCCTTGTAATACTTGCCGTTTACATTCTCTCCAATGAATATACCTTTGGCCTGCACACGGTCACATATAAACGCTATTCCGTTGGCCAGGGTATCGAATACCAAAAAGATGCGTTCGCGTCCGGTTTGGTTCTCTTTTTTGATGCAGACTGAAGTAATTGCATTATCCCATTTCGATGGCCAGCGGCCCGAATCCCCCTGCGCACCGGAAAGGTTGGTGTGGTTAATAACCGATTTGCCGTTTGCGGTTTCATTTCGAATGATCACATACGTTGCGCGCTTCACTTCATTTGGGAACGGCAGCGCCCGCAGTTCGGAAACAATGGCCCCCATTTCGACCGATGTTTTCAGAAAGGGTACGATCAGTTTTTCAGGGTATGAATTTCTTAACATTATAATGGTTTTTTAAATTTAAAGTACGCCCATGCTCCGTTCGATAAGATCAGCGCCACAACCAGGCCTACAATGACCCAAAACTGCGTTGACTGCTTTTTTTGGTTCACGGCTTCGGTTTTAGCGGCCCATTTCGCCCATTCTTCAGCACGGCCTGACCAGTTGGAAAGCAGCTTATCTTTTTCGTGCAGCGAATCCATAAGGCGCTTTGCCAATGTTCCGTCTACAATGAAACCGGCCAGCGTATCGGGCCTGTAAACCGGCACTTTGATTTTTGAATACTTCTTTTCGGTAACGTCCACGCCCATATCAAAGGCGGCCTTCACCTGGTCGTTGCAGTCATCGTTTGCAATAGCCAAAATGCTGTCTTTTATCCGGTCGCGGTCTGTTGTGTCAAACATTACCGGTAAGTACATGCTGTCGATTCTGCCAGGCTTCAAAATGAAGGTGGTATCATTTGCGCAGGGCCACAGTTCTGCACCGCGTCCGTATGCTGTTTTAAGCAGCGAAGGGCTGGTCATTACCCTGTCAAGGGCTTTCTGATCTTTCCGCGCCGACTGTTTTGCAGGGTTGCAGGAAAATACTGCTGTTAACAGCAGTAACACAATTCCAACAATGACTACAATACTAACGGTATTTAGTAGCCATGTAATAAAGTTAGGGTTGATGTCTTTTTTCATAGAGTTGAATTAAAGGCCGGTTTTGGCCGGCCTGATTAATTACTGCTGTTTCGTTCCTCCGGTTACGTTGCTGTCTTTAGCAGCCAGTAATCCGATAGAAGTAAGGGCAGCGGTAATAGCTGTAGCCTGTTCAACGGTAATCCAATGCAGGGCTGTAGCTGCGGCAATAGCCCCAACGGCGATACCCGCTACGGTGGTTTTCCAGTTTTTCATGTTATTGATTTATGGTGAAAGTTTATTTTAAAAGTGAATTGATAACATACCCGGCAATTACACCGCCGCAGCAAAGAACTATCCATATAACCCGATCCCTTCCGCGAGTTTCTGCCGAAACATTCTTTAAAAGATCAACGTTTTTAAATAGTACTTTTTGGTTGTTTTCAAGTGCGGTAACCCTTCCGTTTGTCTTCGTTGCCTGTTCAAACGTCTTAATCCCTGTTTCCTCTATCCTGTCAAGTCGGGTGATAATCATTTCGTATAATGTCTGCTCCATAGGTTTTTAGATGGGGTTAGGTAATTTGATTACTGCTTTTTCGGTTCTTGAACTTGCAGGTTGAAAAACTTGATAAAATACTGCGTGAACGGGTTAGCGATCTTTGCAGGGTATTCCTGAATGCCGGTAACAAAATTGTTTACATCTTCCTGCGATAAAATCAGCATTGCTTTTTTCAGCAATTCTGTCGGGATAGCCTTATCACCAATCTTTACTACTTTAATCTGATCTGCTATTTGCGCAGTATCACTGCCAATCACCCTTACTATATCTTTGTTTGGGGCGTTGCTAAAATGCAGATCAGTTGCTTTCTTCGCCTTGCTGATAATAGTATCCCAGTTGTTTTTTGACTGTGCCTGTACCGTTGTTGCCATTAAGATGGCTGCGATTAAAATTGTTGTGCTTTTCATGCTGTTGTTGTTTTTTGGTTTAAGGTGCTACGTATTGATAAGTAAATGTGAATTTAATTAAATGCGCCTCTAATGTTGTACCTGCTTTAAATGAAAATCTCATATTGTCACCGGTACCCTTTTCGATCGCTGTTGAAATCGGTGTATTTGTTCCCTGATCTATCGCACTTCCTGTTCCGTTAAATACGCTTGCTGTTGAAGTTCCTGTTGCTAAAGGAAAAGACATTTCAAAACTTGTGATATTCCCGCCGGTGGTTGGAGTTACAGAAAGCTGTCCTGTAACCGTAATGGCATCGCCTATTTTTGTGTACGAACAGTTATAAATAGTATAAGAAGAAATATTTGATCCTGTTGAATATGTAGGGGTATAGCTGTTCTTTAATATTTCAGGAAGTGTGCTTGTACTTCCATCGGCCATGAGGTACTGACTGCTTGTTCCGCCGGATTTTACAAAGCTGCCTGCCGTTACACTACTACTGAATGTGGCTGCACCTGTGGTGGGTGTTATAACTAAAGCGTTTATATCATTTACTGCATTTCTAATTACAAATTCATCGTTTGATACGCCTGTTCTGCCACTTGTTACATTCCAAATTCCATTTGCACCGCCTGTATTATTTAACTTTAACCCTCTATTTTCACCTGTTGAAATATCGGAATATTCGGCTGTAATAAGTCCTGATGAACTGCTTTTTATTTCACCTATTGAAGCTAATGTTCCCGTAAACGTTGCCCCACTCAATTCAGCAAGACCGGAAGAACGGTATGCGTATGTGCCGAGGGAACTTGTAGTAGCATAAGTATTCCCATCCACGCTACCATCAGCTTTTAGAAATTGGGAAGATGTGCCGCCTGATTTAATAAACGCTCCCCCACGTACATTACCTGTAAAATAGTTGTTTGTTATACTGCTATTACCTATTGTTACTGTGTTTGAGCCATTACCTGTTGTAGATGCACCTATTACTATTTCGTTAGTTACACTTGAAAATGCCTGTGGGGTAGAATTATAACCCAAATAAACAGAATTTTCTACATCGGTAGGTATTGCGGCTGAACCTGCTGCATATCCTATTGCAGTATTATTACTTATTGAACTCCCGTTTTTAAGTGCTTCATACCCTATCGCAACGTTATTACCTCCATCCGTATTATTTTGCAATGAAAACGAACCTAATCCAATATTTCTAGTTCCCGATGTTGCATTTAACATTGAACCATTACCTATTGCATAGCTATCAGATAATCCTGTTCTATTTCTTAAATAATAAGTTAGCATTGCAGCAGTATCGCTAATATTTAGCTTGCCAGCAAGCCCTGATGTAGTCGCTATATCTGCGGGGTCTATTGTACCCCTTTTTATTGTACCCCCTGCATCTAAATAAGCAATTCTATTACCTGTTCCAGCGGCAAAATTACTTTTAAGTACCCCCCCTGCCACAATATCTGTATTTGCTGATAAATTTGGAACGCCAACTGTCGTACCGTCAAATGTGAATGTACTTAGACTTGTTACGCTTCCTGTTCCGTTCCAATAGGTTACACGACCGCTTACCCCTGTTCCAGTAACAGGATTTGTTAATGTAGATACGCTACCATCGGCCATTAAATATTGAGAAGACGTACCACCTGATTTAATAAATGATAATGCACTTAATTTTCCATCAGGTTCAGCTTTTACTACATTATCTCTACCTATATATATATTGCCATTTCCCGCTTTTATATACATGGAACTTCCGTCTGTTGTTATTGCATTTCCTGATGATGGCAATAAAAAACTATTTGCAGTTATATTTTGGGTAGTTGTACTTCCTAAATTGGTAACCCTTTGTAAATTGTACCCACTTAGCATTGCTGCGGTATCGGATATATTTAATTTACCAGAAATATCTGCGCTAGTAAGATATGTGTTATTATCTAAGCTGCCATCTGCTTTTAGGAATTGCGATGAAGTGCCACCTAATTTTTTAATACTATCTGCCGTAAATGTTCCTGATGCAGAAGCATTCCCATTGCCTAATACTTTAAATAATTCTGCGGATGAATTGTAATTTCTAATATTTAAGGCATAATTTGTTCCTGATGCTGCATTTATAGCAACTCCGTTGCCGTTTACATTACTATTCCCAAACGAACCAGAATATACTCCTGAAAAATTTGTTCCAATATCTAAGCCTCCACCATATATAGTTCCATATCCATCAACTGTGAAAACATCATTTGTGCCGTTGTTGCCAATAAATAAATTTCCATTAGCCGCCGAATTTACTGCTTTTACGGGTATACTCGTAGAACTATTAGCGTTAAATAGGCCGGCAATTACCCCCGCTCCTGAAACGGTAGTGGTAAGTGGGCCTGTTAAATTACCTCCTGTAAGACGCAAATATCCCAAAAGCATTCCTGTGGTTGCTGTTCTATTCCATTTGCCTTTGTACACATAGTACATAGTACTGTCCTGCGGGCGGATAACCACCTGTGCGCTGTCTTCGGCGCGGGTAATTGAAAATGTGTCTTTCACGGGTATGCCCAGCCCCTTAGTGAAACGCTGGTTGCCGGAAATTGGCGTCCATGATCCGGTTTGCGCGGTGGCAAATAATGTTGTAAATAGGGATAAGATTAAAAATATCTTTCTCATTCAGTAATAATTTTTGTAAGTAAGCAATAGGCGGTTTCCCCGGCATCCAAAGTCGTGTCCAGCAGCGTGACTGTCGAAGTAGTTTTGTTCCAAACGTATTGCGCTTTTTTCAGCGGCTTTATTTCTTTTTCGATCTGAAGCATATCCCAGCCGGTGTAAGGGTTGCCGTCGTCATCGGTCAGCACGAATGATACTGCGCCGTCGGCATTGCTGGTGTATGTGGCCTGTATACTCATTTCATAGGTTTTTGAAGGGTTTGGCGGCGTGTACGGTTCGGAAGGCGTGCTGGGTACAATACTGCCCGACTGGTTCACCACGTAGTAAACGCTTCCAAGTGAAGAAACATCGGTGGCATAGTTCACGCCTGATTCTGAAAACGACGCGTTCAGCTGCTGATCCAGCACCAAATTGTCATCCCATACAAAGGACTGCCCGCTGTATATTACTGCGTCCAGGCCCTCAATGCCGTTGTCCTGCATAAGCCGGTACAGGTAATCCAGTGAACCGTAGGTTTGAAGGCAAATGTCATAAATGCTTTGCCCGCTGATTGATTTATACGTTCTCATTAGGCACTGCATTTGGGTTAATAACTAACTGCCCATCGGTGTTCAGTAATACTTCCGGGTTCGTAACACGGTAGCCATCTGAAGTCAACTGAAGGGTGATATTCTTTTTCAACTGCTGCGTATTCACCGGGCCGTTGTAGTATGCGAATATGCCTATACCGTCGGCGGGGTGTTCTTTCCACCAGCCAGGGAAGGCGTTCATTGTGTCCGCAATGTGCTGAATGTCGCTTTCGGAAATAGCAAAATCACCGTCTTTTACAAGCAGGTCATTTCCGGTAAGTGCAAAATCCTGGTTCATTGCGTTACTTTTTCGTTTTCTATATCGTCACGCTGCGTCGGTGTCAGCGTTCCTGTTTCTGTTGTTGTTGTTGGTGCAGCGCTTCCGGTTCCGGTACTAAGCGTAAGTATGTGGGTGTGCGAATTATACTTTGTGATCAGGTTGTTAACCAGGTTTTCCAGGTTATTCAGTTTCTGCGTCAATTCGGCCACCTTCACCATTCCGCCCAGCTGTCCTTCGTTGAATATCGTTTTTCCGTCCTGTATCTTCAGGCTGGTTTGGTTTATTTCCAGCACCAGCCCGTCCTTATCCACCTGAAACGATGCGTTATTTTCGCCCGCTACCAGCAGTACTTTTTCCAGTTCACTAAATAACAAAACAAAGGGCTGATTGAATGTATTGTAACTCACAATTACAGTACTGTCAATTGCCGGAATAAGCAATAACCCGTCATCAACAGACGGCATCAGCTGCACATTGGTAAACTGCACCGGTGCGCGGTCGCCGGTAGTGGTTACCGTGCATGTACGTGTTGGAATGTCTACGGCGTTAACGGTTGCAAGCGTGATCTTTGCAGGGTCTTTGTCGCCTCCCAGTGTCTGTACCGTTTCTTTTATAATTGCGTCAAGGCTCATAAAATCACTTTTCCGTTATTATCCAGCCGGTTAATTAAAAAATCCAGTTCTATTTCCTGCCGCAGCCCACCAACGCCGCCGGTGTACTTTACCGATTTTACCCGGTACCGGCCATTACGTTCAGGCAACAGTTTGTCGATCAGGTCTATATCGTCGCCTATTCTCACGAAGGGCATTCCGAACGTGGTAAACTTGCCGCGCAAACCGGTGTAATACTTCAGGCGCAGTTCGGCCGTACCGTTTTCCTTCAGCTTTTCCATGCTGGTGCCGCGCGGGTAAGGAAAGTCAAACCGCTGTCCGCCGGTGTTGGGCGGTATAGGATTCAGCTTTGTGCCGATAAAATAGGTCGGCTTATCACTGCCATTGGCAAAAGTGATTAGCACTTCGCGCTTTACCTTTTTGGTCTTTGCGTGGCCATCCTTTGTGGTCTTGCCGGTCGATTCTTCGTCGGTGGTTCGCGCAACGGCAGACACAACCAGGTCTTCCTTTCGCTGGTAGTCCAGGCTATCTTCAATGATGTTCTTTTGAAAGTGGAACACAAACGGCGTGCGTTTCTGCTTTGTCTGCGGGTTGATCAGGTCACTGTCCACATACACCTTGCTGCCAATGCGCAGTTCACTGCCTCGGAAATAGCTTTTAAAACCGTAGTCTTTGCGCAGGCGGGCCAGCGTTTCGGCAATGGTTTCGTTTTGCGTGTAGTAGTCGCCAGCTGTTGTTCCGGTAAGGTCATTGACGGTGAAAGGCAGGTTTGCGTTTTTGATCATTTCGGCCAGCATCTTTTCCACCGTATAATCCTTTTTAGGGAAGAACGTTCTGTCATTAAGACCAACAGCGCGGGCCTGCTTCAGCAGCCACATATTATCCTCGATCTTCAAAACAAACGGCTTTTTGCTGGTCACCTGGCTGATAAACCCTTCAAAAACCACCGACAATGGCGCAACCTCGTTACCCCTGGCATCATAGTACGCATAGCCGTGTTCGATCTTTATTTTGTCGCCACGCAAAAACAGCGGCGGCCCGTCGGAAAATCCGCCCAGGTTCTCTTTGGTGTTGCGCAGGTAGTACCGTTTGCCGTCCGGTGATTTTACCGTCACGTTGCGCGGCAGGGTTACTGTTCCGTCATCGGTCAGCGTTTCCCAGGTCGACATGGTTTCGTATTCATGCACAAACGGAAACACAATAGTGCCTTTCCGGTTCGGGAACTGGTCTTTTGGCACCTGGGTAATAGTTATTTTAACAAGAACACGAAACATATTAGGTCATTTGCAGTTCCAACGGTTCGTCACTCACTGCGGTTATTGTAAAATTCAGCCTGCTGATTCCGCCAGCTTCTTGCGGCGCCTGGAAGTCTTCAATTACGATACTGTAAACGCCCAGCGCATTAAGGTACCGGCTCACGACCGGAATGGGTACCGGCGCGTCAGCAATACGGCGCAGCGCAATGATTTTTTCCTGCGGAAACTGGCCATTGCCGCCGGTAATTATGCCGTTAATGGTTACGGCGTGGTCGTCTTTTGCGATGTATTCTTTTATTGATCCATTGCGCCCGGTTATATTGGTCTTTTGAATGATTGCGGGCCGTGAAACGGTACACAATACGCATTCAAGTACCACGTAGTCGGTCGTGTATTTTTGGTTTGTATTATAGTCGGTATAGCTTGCCGATTCAAAAGTCAGGTCAATAACCACGGGCGTGCCGAGAGAACTTTTGTACAGTTCTTCGTCAGCCACCGGAGTGTAGTTTATCTTTCCGGCAAAGTCATTGCTTCGCGCCTGCAACGGTCGCAGGTTAACAATGTTGTACGTCCGCAGCAGCTGTGCCAGCGGCGGTGACGGTATAGTGATCGGGCCTGTTGTGATCTGTGCCATATTTTATCCTCCTATTGCCTGGGCATCACGAAGTGCGCCCATAAGCGATTCTGCAATGATTTCGCGAACCTTGTTTGCTCCTTCGGTTATGTTGGTGGTCTTCACCGTAAGTTCTTTAACAAGGCCGCCGGTAATATTTACGGTTACATTCATAACCTTTTGCCCCTGGGCTTTGCCGGTTTCCGGTTTTATATCAGGGCCGTTTTGCGGCTTTGTCTTTGAAGGCGTAGCAACCGAATTTTTCGGCGCTGCTGTTGTGGCCTGCGATGCAGCAAAGTCTTTCAGGCCGTCATCGTACCCCTTTTTGAATGCGCTTCCGAGCCTATGCCCTGCGCTACTCATGGCGTTTACCATTTCAACGGCGCCCAGCTTAATTTCAGACGGCGACATGGTGAATACGCCGTGGATCGTGTGCCAAAGTCCGGTGAATATGTCTCCAACGATCTGTCCAAACGTTTTAACGGTTTCCCAAACGCCCCACAGAACGGCCCTGAACTTTGAAAAATGGGTATAACAGTAAACGACCGCACCGGCAACGGCTGCTAGCGCCACGGTTATAGGATTAGCGGCAATGAATGTCATCACGGTAGCTACACCGGTAAGCGCAGCGGTAAGGCCGCCAGCAGCCAGGGAAAGCGCCCACGTTGCAACCGATGCGGCGGCAAGTGGTGCAGCGACAGCGGCAACAACCAGCGCCCATTTTTTTATTTCGTCTTTGTTGCGCATAACCCAATTCCAGCCATCGGAAAGCATATTCACAAACGATCCGATTCCGTTTATAACAGTGTCAATAGCTGGCTTCAGGTCATTAAACATGCGAACAGATAAATTGAACACGCCGTCGCCCAGGTTCGATATGCGAACACTGGTATTTTGCGACATATTTTCAAGCCCATTGAAGTATATTCCGCCTTCCGCATGGGCCTTTCGCAAAGCCATTGTAAGCATGTCGTAGCTTACTTCCATGTCCTTTACCTTTTCAATAGGTTTTCCGGTAGCATCTGCAAGTATCTTGTACACGTTTACACCTGCATAGGCAAACTGCTTAATGTCCAGCGCCGTTGCTTTACCGGTGTTGCGTATCTGCTGAAGGTTCACGACCATTCTTTGCAATTCGTCATCACCGCCTCCGGTCGCTGCAATAGCATTGGCCAGGTTCAGTACATCTTCGCGCGCACGATCTGCACCAACGCCCGCACTGATCAGCGCTTTGTTTGCGGATAAAAGGCCCTCAAATGCAAATGGTGTTTTTGCAGCGTCTTCCATTGTGTTGTTAACAACGGTCTGCGCCTGGGCCTGATCTTTCAACAGTGTGGTAAGGCCGGTTAGCTGGTTTTCAACCTTTGTTCCGGCGTCGATCATTTTATTGGCAAACCCTACGACCGCAGCGGCCCCAAAGGTTACGCCCAGCACCATTCCGAAAGATGTTAAGGCGTTTTGCGCTCGCCCGATCCTGGATTCAAACGCATTAACGCCATCATTCGCCTGCCGCAGCTTGCTGCTGAAAAGGTCTTTTAACGATAGGGTATATTCAACCGGCTGGCTCATTACTCAAAATTTACCTGGTGTACAATTCTTAAATAGTATTTCACACGGCCCCACATCTTCCAAAAATCTTCCTCACTTAATTCGTCCGGGTCTATATGCAAACAGCAGTGAATGAATGCGGCAATTCGCGTTTCATCACTGCTGTCTGAATTAACCGCGTACCGGTCTATTAATTCCTTTTTTTTTCATGGTTCACCGCGTACTGGATCATTTCTGCCAGTTCGTTCACGGCGCCCAGGTAATACACGTCATCTTCCTGACGTTCGGAAAATATACGCGGGTCGCTGTGTTCCTTCAGCAAACAAGCCTGTAAAGCCTGGTCGCACGCACTGTAAAAGCCGGTATGGAATTTATCCATTACAGCCAGCTTAATGGTGCGGTTTGGTTCACGAATAAACCCGACCACAGGCGTTTCGTCCTGCGGTGTAGTGAAAACCAAAGGGTGTACTTTTGCTTTCAGTTCTTCAGAAAGGGCTTGCGCCTTCTGTTCTGCATCTGCCTTTGCAGCTGCAATTTTTTCTTCTCTTGACATAGCGTTGTTTTTGTTGTTTTTAATATACCGGAACCACGTCTGCAATGATCAGCGGTAATTCGATCAGTATTTTGCTGTCGCCGGATTTTGTATCGAGCGAAAATTCCATGAACTCGCACATTTCCAAATTATCCTGGCGGAACTGCAAGGCGCTGCTGCCGAACAATACCTGAATTTGAAACGGCGGAATGGCCAACAGGTCTTTGCTGGGTGCTGCATCCATGATTCTGCGAACTTCTTCCATGTACAGGGTGATACTGGCTTCAAATTCTTCATTGCCATATCCGCGGCTTACCGGCTTAACACCTGCACCGTAGTTGTTGGTTTTTTCCTGCTTTCTTTTGTACTTAATAGCAGTAACGCCCACAACCGGGGTGCCGAACAGGTTCAGCTTTACATTCGCCCAGCTATATGATGTTCCATTGATTAATGGGGTAGGCATAGTTTTACGATTTAGATTTTAACATTAAACCCGATATTAACAACGATGTTGCGCGCTGTTCCAACCGGCACCAGGGTTACATTGATAACCAGCACTCCGGTAGACAGTACGTTTTGCGCAGTGTTGACATTTACATCAAAGCCGGACAGTTCGGAATTGCGTACCATTTCATTCAGTGGCGATTGTGCAAGGCCGCTGAAATACGCCACAGCTTCGTCGCTCAATGTGCCGTCTGCATTCAGTACAATAGGACTGTTCAGCGCACCGATTACATTGGCATAAATGCCGCGGGTAGCTTTCTGAATGGTTCTATTTGCGCTGATGTATGCGTAATCACTGGAAAGAGCAACCGAAGTACATTCTTCATTGAAGTATGATCCGGCTTTTCCAACGAATGTGCGCAGGAATATGTAGCGCTTATTCTGAAGTGCTGTCAGCAGGCTGTCCGTAACGCTGGAATGCGTGAACAGAACGCCGTTTGCGAAGGCCAGTACATCACATTCAGTACCGTTGCTGATATTGAACCGATCAACCCAGGCAATACTGTTTGCTACGTTCGCCTTTGCTACTGCGCCCAGGGTTGCTCCCAGGGTGGTAACTGATTTGCCGGTGCTGTAAAACAGGGTTGCGCCCAGTGCTGCACCGTCCTGGCTGATCACCGCAGAACATAAGTAAGCGGAAAGGGCAGAAAGGTCGGCCAGTGTGCTGATGTCTGAAACGGCTGAAATATCCGCACCGTACAGGGCCACCAGCGGCTTTTTGTTTGCTGCATTGGCAGCGCAGACGTTGTGAATTGCGGTGATGTCACCGGCAGCGAACGCCGCGCTGTCCTTGAATACACCAATTTGCCTGATCTTACCGTTTGCATATGTCTGCATGGTGGTAATTTCTGCGAAGGTGTACGGCGTAGGAACGGCGAAAATGCCGACATACAGGTTTCCCTGCGGTTGCAGGCGGAAATATTCGCTGATATGATAATGCCAAACGGCCAATTTGGATGCAGCGCCACCGGTAAACTGGGTAATAGTTCCGGCAAGTGTTGCGCCCGCGCTATATGTAGCGGAAAGTGGAGTGCCACTGTTCAGGAATATTCCCAACCCTGCACGCGCAGTAATAGTAACAACACCCAGGGCAGCCGAAGCGGTGTACCCGTGTGTATTGGTTCCGGCATTAATTACCGCCGCAATAGCTGCGGCTACCAGCGACGAAGTACTGTCTGCGGCCACCTTTGTATAGGTACCCAGGTCAACCACTACGCCGAAGGGTTCTGCAACGGTCAGCTGAACCGTGTTGCCGTCCGCACCAACTGCGGTTACCTCGTAACCGGCTTCGGCCTTTGTTTCGTCGCTGTAATCGTTTTTGATTCCGAGCGCTTCAGCATCGGCCAGGCTTAATACGTTTTTGATCCGGTCAGATGAACTGAAGCCGGACGGAAGGCTGCCGTTCGTGTAGAAAAGCAAACCTGATATGTAATCTTCACCGGGCAAAGGACGGCCCAGGCCGCCTTGTCCGAGATTGAAAATGATATTGTTCATTGCTGGTTTTTTAACCGTTCAAAATTTCCTCGCGGGAATAAGACTTAAACCCTGGCGCCTCCCTGAAATGCCAGTTGCCTTCGTCGCTTACCCATACGTTGTTAATGTGGGTATGCTGCTTCAGTGTAGCAATCAGTTCCGCGTTAAACTTGCCTTTCTTTTCTGCGCTAAA